TTTTTGCACGAGTTTGAGGAGGCATTGAGTATGGGGAAGCGAGGACCAAGGAAGACGCCGACCGCCGTGCTCAAGCTGCACGGCAGTCGCAAGCTCGAGCAGCGTGGCAATGAACCAACCCCGCCCTCGGGACGCCCGACCTGTCCGACTTTCCTGTCCAAGTATGCCAAGACAACCTGGCGGAGCATTGTGCCGCACCTCGAGGCTATGGGAGTTCTCTCGAAGATCGACGGCCGTACCCTCGCCAGGTACTGCGAGCTTTGGTCCAGGTGGCGCGACCTCGCACAGTTCATCCAGGAGAACGGATCCGCTTACGAGTACGTGACCCAGGGCGGCGAGAACCACTGGCGGCCCTACCCGCAATCGCGGGAGTTCATCCAGACCGCCGAGGCAATGCTCAGGATCGAGTCACACTTCGGTCTGACGCCCTCGGCCCGGGCCAGCCTCAAGGTCGACAACCCCGACCCGGCCACCACTGCCACCGATAGATTCTTTGGGACCGCATGATCAAGTCCGATCCATTCTGGTTTGACGAGGACGCCGCCGACCGGGCGGTCGAGTTCTTCGAGCAGCTGCAGCACGTCAAGGGACCGCTGGCTGGTCAACCGTTCAAGTTGCAGCCCTGGCAGGCCGAGGACATCGTGCGGCCGCTGTTCGGCTGGAAACGGCAGGACGGGACCAGGCGATACCGCACCGCATATATCGAGATCCCGAGAAAGAACGGCAAATCGACGCTGTGCGCCGGGATCGCACTCTACCTGCTCTTCCTCGACGGCGAGCAGGGCGCTGAGGTCTACTCGGCCGCCGGCGACCGCGACCAGGCCACTCTGGTGTTTGACCCCGCGTGCGAGATGATCCGCCGCTGCCCGATGCTGGCCGAGCGAGCCACGATCAGGATGTCGGTCAAGCGGGTCACGTTTGACGCGACGCACTCCTACTACCGGGCGATCGCCGCGGACGTCGGGGGCTCCCACGGATACAACGCCTCGGGGATCATCTTTGACGAGCTGCACGTCCAGAAAAGCCGCGACCTCTGGGACGTGCTGCAGACCTCCACCGGCGCCCGCCGGCAGCCGCTCACGATTGCCATCACCACCGCCGGCCACGATCGGAGCTCGATCTGCTACGAGCTGCACACCTACGCCCAGGGACTGCTCGAGGGGCGTCTCGAGGATCCGACATTCCTGCCGCTGATCTACGCCGCTGATCCCGAGGACGACTGGACCGACCCGGCGACCTGGGCGAAGGCCAACCCCAACCTCGGCGTCTCGCTGTCGGAAGACTACCTGGTCGACCAGTGCCTCAAGGCCCGCGAGTCGGCCGCCTACGAAAACACCTTCCGCCGTCTGCACCTCAACCAGTGGACCGAGCAGAGCGTGCGGGTGATCCCGATGGAGGCCTGGCGGGATTGCCAGTCGATCGAGACCGCCGAGGATCTCGAGGGTGAGACCTGTTTCGCCGGTCTGGACCTGGCCAGCACCCGCGACGTGACCGCCCTGGCCCTGGTGTTCCCCCGCGATGAGGGCCGCTTCACGGTGCTGCCCTATTTCTTCGTGCCCGAGGAGATCAAGACCGACCGCGACCGCCAGGACCGCCGGCAGGTGCTCAACTTCGCCGCCCAGGGCCACATCGAGAAGACCCCCGGAGACGAGGTGGACGGCAGCTACATCCGGGCGCGGATGATCGACCTGGCCGAGCGGTTCGAGATCCAGGAGGTGGCCTTCGACCCCTGGAACGCCACCCACTTTGTGCAGAGCCTGGTCGACGCGGGGATGCCCCACGACTCGATGGTCAAATTCCCGCAGACCTTCGGCAACTACAATGAGCCATTCAAAAAGTTGCTGCAGCTGGTCGATTACCGGAAGCTCGACCACGGCGGCGACCCGGTGCTGGCATGGATGGCCGGCAACTGCGCCGCCAGGACCGACCCCAGCGGCAACATCAGGCCGGACAAGGCCAAGAGCGCCGACAAGATCGACGGCATCTGTGCCCTGCTGATGGGACTCGCCAGGGCGATCCGATCCGAGCACGGGGTCTACGACGATCGCGCGGAATTCATAACGATCTAGGGGGAGAGACCAGGATGGTCGACATTATCCAAACGGTGCGGGGCTGGTTCGGGGGCACGCGGGCCACGCTGAGGGATCCCTCGGCACTGGCCGACCTGGTGCCGGCCAAGACGGCCGCGGGAATGAGCGTGGATCGGGCCAAGGCGATGACGTTCTCTGGTGTATACGCCGCGGTGCGGATCATCTCCGAGACGGTGGCCGGCCTGCCCCGGCACGTCTACCGCCGCGACGGGGACAACGCGGTCAAGGAATCCGGTCACCCGCTGGCCGATCTGATGCACACGCCCAACGCCGCGCAAACCGAGTTCACCCTGTTCGAGACCCTGATGGGCTACGTGCTGACCTGGGGCAACGCCTACTGCGAGCTCACCCGGGCACCGGCGACGGGCCGCGTGGTCGGGATACACCTGATGCGACCTGACCGGGTGGCACCCCGCATCCGCGGCGGCCGCCTCGAGTACGACATCCGCACCGACGATATGGGGACTGTGGTGCTGCCAGCCGAGCGGGTGCTCCACATCAAGGCGGTTGGTGACGGGATCGCCGGCTACAGCCAGATCCGCCTGGCCCGCGAGGCGATCGGCCTGGGCCTCGCCGCCGAGCAGCACGGGGCCAAATTCTTCGGCAACGACGCCACCCCCGGCGGCGTGCTGGCCCATCCCGGCCGGCTCAAGAAAGAAACCGCCGACCGGCTGCGGACCAGCTGGGAGCGGCTCCACGGCGGGGCGAGCAACGCCCACCGGGTGGCCATCCTCGAGGAGGGCATGGCCTGGCAGTCGATCGGCCTGCCCAACTCCGACGCCCAGTGGCTCGAGTCGCGGAAGTTCTCGATCTCGGAGGTGGCCCGGATCTACTCGGTGCCGCTGCACATGCTGGGCGACCTGGAGCGGGCGACGTTCTCGAATATCGAGCACCAGGGGATCGAGTTCTCGAAGTTCTCGATCCTGCCCTGGTGCATCCGGCTGGAGCAGGAGATCAACCGCAAGCTGCTGCCCGAGGCCGAGCGCGGCCTGTTCTACCTCCGCCACAACCTGGACGGGCTGCAGCGTGGCGACGCGGCCAGCCGGGCCAGTTTCTACAACACGATGTTCCAGATCGGGGCACTCTCGCAAAACGACATCCGGGCCCTGGAGGAGCAGAACCCGATCGAGAAGGGTGACGTGTACTTCGTGCCGCTGAACCTCCGGCCCAGCGACGAGGAGCCCGAGCCGGCACCGGCACCAGAACCCGACCCGCCGGCACTCGACCCCCCCCAGGAGGACGACGAGGCGATGCGTGCGGCACTGCGTGACCTGCTGGCCGATGGCCTGCGGCGGGTACTGGGACGCGAGGCGGTCCAGGCCCGCAAGGCGGCCAGGGATCCGGGCAACTTCCTCGACTGGCTCGACGACTTCTACGGCTCGACCGGCAAGCTGGCCGAGTACCTCCGCAGCTCGATCCGGGCCTGCGAGGCGGCCGGCTACGAGGTGGGCGACCTGCTGGGTGATCACGTCACCCGCAGCCAGGAGGAGCTGCTGGAGGTGGCCGGCACATCGACGGCCAGGACGCTCGAGGCCAACGTCGACCAGGTGGTCGAGCAGTGGCAACACACCAGGCCGCACCAGGTGGCCTCTACCGTTCTCTGAAAGGACTCAACGAAATGAACGAAACCCGACAAATTGACGCGGCCGACACCGAGCTGCGTTTCGATGAGGCCGAGGGCCGGATCACCGGCTACGCCGCCGTCTTCAATTCCCTCAGCAGCCCGATCGGCGGCCAGTTCCGCGAGCGGATCCTGCCGGGTGCCTTCAAAAACGTCCGGGGCGAGGACGATATCATCTCGGCGGTCAACCACGACGACTCGAAGATCCTGGGCCGCCGCTCGGCGGGCAACCTCGAGCTGAGCGTCACCAAGCGGGGCCTCCGCTACTCGATCACCCCGCCGGACACCTCCTATGTCCGCGACCTGGTCGAGAACATCCGGGCGGGCAACGTGCAGGGCAGCTCATTCGAGTTCCGCGTGCACGACGGCGGGGACGCCTGGGTCAATGATGAGGGCGAGATGATCCGCGAGCTGCGGGCGATCGACGTGTTCGAGGTGGGTCCGGTCACACGGCCGGCCTACCCATCAACCGACGTGGCAATGCGGAGCCTGGAGGCCTGGCGTGCCGCCCAGGACGAGGAGGCCCCCGACCCCGAGCCGGAGCCGACCCCCGACCCGCAGACCCCGACCGATGTGCTGCGGGACAAACTTTCTTTGACCGAGGCGGCCGCCCGCGGATAGACTGCGGACACAACTCAACTATTCCCCCACCGGCCGTGGCAGCGTTCATACGCCAGCCAGCCAGGCGGGGCGAAGGCGGAGGACGGCCAGTTCATACCGGCCCGATCTGCCGAGTGGGATTCGTTCATCGACTCTCACCGGCAAACCGGGCCGGTTTTTTGTGACCCCTGGCGTGCCGGTGGCAACCAGGGGACAACAAAATGCTCAAGCAACTGCAAGCCGACCGCCTCGAAGCGATCACCAAGGCCCGCGGAATCCTCGACGCCGCGGACAACGACAAGCGATCACTCACCGCCGAGGAGCGTGAGACCTACGACAAGTTCGACGCCGAGCTGGGCCGGATCGACGGCGAGATCGACGCGATCATCGAGGACGAAAAACGCCACGAGCGGCTCGCCGCCGCCGAGGCCCGCAGCCAGGAGGCCGAGGCCCGCAGCGTGCCGGCCGAGCAGCCCGCCGCGCTCTTCGCCGACGATGCCGGCGAGACCCGTGGGACCGCGTCGGCCGAATACTCCGACGCCTGGTGGAAGTGCATGAGGCACTCCCGCTCGATGCTCGATTCGAGCGAGTTCCGGGCGCTGCAGGTCGGCACCGATTCCGAGGGTGGATACCTGGCCCCCGACGAGTTCTGGAACTCCGAGCTGGTGCAGGCCCTGGAAGAGGCCAACATCATGCGGAGCCTGGGCAACGTGATCCAGACCTCCAGCGGCACGATGGAGATCCCGGTCGTGAGCTCACACGGCGCCGCGGCGTGGACGGCCGAAGAGGCCGCCTTCACCGAGGGCGACGAGGCCTTCTCGATCGTGACGCTCTCGGCGTACAAGGCCGGGACGATCATCAAGGTCGCCGACGAGCTCCTCAACGATTCCAGCTTCGATCTCTCCAGCTACCTGGCGAGTGAGCTGGGCCGGCGGATCGGGGCCCTGGAAGAGGCCGCGTTTGTCGACGGCGACGGTTCGAGCAAGCCGACCGGCGCGGTGGGTGGATCGACCGCCGGCGTGACCGCCGCGGCCACCGGGGCGATCACCGGCAACGAGGTCATCGACCTCTACCACGCTCTCGGGCGGCAGTACCGGAACAACGCCGCATTTTTGATGGCCGACGCGACCCTCAAGGCCGTTCGCCAGCTGAAGGATTCCGACGGCCAGTACATCTGGCAGCCGGGCCTGCAGCCGAGCGAGCCCAACAACATCCTCGGCCGCCCGGTCTACACCAGCGAGTCTATGCCCGCCCTGGGCACGGGTGCCAAGACCGTGCTCTTCGGCGACTTCAGCAAGTACTGGATCGCGGACCGTGAGAGCGTAGTGCTCAAGCGGCTCGACGAGCTCTACGCCGCCAACGGTCAGGTCGCCTTCCGGGCGCACCGCCGGGTCGACGGCAAGGTCGTGCTCGCCGAGGCCATCCAGCACCTCGTGCAGGCCTAGAGCCTGA